ATGCCAAAAGTTCTCCAATGGCTTGTGTCCCCATTGCGACCATCAGGCGAACATTGTTGCGTGCTTCAGCGGCATCCTGGCTGACAGAATTGTTAGTGGAGGCTGTTACGTCAGGTGCAATGATTGCTACAGCATTTTGTGTAGGTTGTTTTTGAACATGGATGATCGGAGCAGGAATGCTGATGTCAATGTCAAGAATCTCATTCAATGATGCCATGATATTCACCTATTATGCGTTCGGATATTCATTGATAAATGTTGTGTAGCCATAGTCTGTGTTTTGGTTTGCGGTGATTGGGTTCTGATAAATCCAGATTGACGCATCCTTTCCTGTGGTGGTGTTGCCATCAATGGTGTTGGCGGTCTCAAGTAAGTTGACCGTGATTCCACCAGTTACCACGGCATTCGCATTCGCAATGTTCGCGGAGACACCCATGATGATCTTGGAAGTATCCACTGGTCCAAATAGCCAACCCTTGAGAGAGAATTCAAAGTCCCAGGTTATCATGCGGGTGCCATCAGCAAACCCACCTTCATAATCGATCTTCTCAGTCACCCCCTTCAGAATGATCGGAATATCCTTGATGATGTTAAGTTCCTGTGAGACTACCGCGGTCACCGTATAATCAGGGAGAAAGAACGGAAGAATCTGTTCCACGATCTGTAAGCCATCCTCAATGTTGCGCACATACAATGAGAGGGCAAACTCAAAGTTATAGGGCACTCCTACATATCCCGCCGTGGTTGCATTGGCACCAATGATAGGTGTCAGGCTATGGCGAATGGTGGATTGTTGCTTGCGCGGTGCATCATACTGCATGCTGGTCATTTCAAATGAGAATCGCGGCACGGTCGTCGCAATGGATTTCGTGAGGGTCGGATCGGAAGTAAGACGCTGCACGAATTTCTCTTTTGGGGCATAGGAGATCGGCACCTTACAGCGTTCCTTCTCAACCATATTATGATCGTGGCGAACCAGTGTGATATCATTGAACAGGTTGCCAAAGAGGGTCACATAGGTTCTGATGCTGCGATGGTAGTAGGGATTATGACCGAACATTATGCGTCACCAAATGGGTTTGTTTCAGAGAAGTCTAGCACCACATCGGCTTCTGTTTCAATGACCTTGTTATCCACCGCATCCTCAAACTGTGTATCCAACGGTGTGTTCGTATCAAGGCTTGACATGATCCACTGTGCGCCACTGTTAGCCCCCTTGACGTTTGCCGTGTTCGCAAAGAGGCCGTTGACCAAGGCAATGCTCAAGGTGGTGTTAGTCGCATCCCACGCCATCGCGGTCCCGAAGGCATTGGCGTATGCCACATTCGCACCTTGATAGACAATTTCATTATTGGCAAAATCAAATGCCCCAACGCCGTTGGCAAGCACAAGGTTCGTCAGTTGGTAGTTATCGTGTATCTGAGAATCCACATCATCCACCCCAGTCTTGATGACTTCGTTAGAGAATACAAACTGCTTGAGACGAAGGGCATACACATAGACATTGCCCCCTCGCCCACGACCCAAGGTATAGAACATAGCTTGCTGATTTTCATGTTCAACAAAGGTGATTTCCATGAAGGTGCGCATCAAGGGAATGAAAATAATATCCCCTTCTCGCGGCCGCACCAAGGCAGGAATGGTGAAGTTGAATCGTCGGCGTGAGACCAACAAGGTCATTTCATCGCGGATTTCCATACCAAATTTGCTGATGATATCTCCAAGCCCATCCATGCCCACGATGTTCTCAACATACATTTCAATGATGTAGGCTTGTGGGAAGGATTTCAGTTGATCCTCACCCATGAGTTTATCAATCTGGTCACGCGATTCACGCGGCAGATAGTAAACGTCCATGCCGTGAATTTTGTTGGCTTCTATCACCAAGTCCTCAATGAGCAATTGCTCTGAGGTGACGGTCTCAGGATAGAAGTTAAAATACGGATTAGTAGGCATAATTCCTTAATGGATTAACAGATAGGTTCCCAATACATCGGGACGGTTCGCACTATCGTCGCCATGACCAGACCACACTAGGACATTCCAATAGGGATATGGGAGTCCCTTTTCCTTCTGGTGCTGAGGATTGAGTAATGGTATTTTCATCATTTCATCATAGGTGATGATGGTGGAGATATCACTAATTGCATATTGGTGTGCCAAACGGTGCCTGAATATGTCAAGGTCTGCGGGACTCTTGAATTGCATACGACCTAATTCATCCTTGGTCTGCTTGCGTCCTTCGCGCATGATGAGGTCATCAAACAACTTCTTTGGGACCACGCGGCTGTGCTTGGTCGTGACGAAACTAATCAGTTTTTCTTGTGACGGTTGCGCCCCCCCACTGAAATTGAAGATAAAGTTCCCTGGCTTGTTACTGGCTTGTGCTACGGCTGCGATCTTGGTATAGGCATAGAATTCCACCATTGGGAATTGCTTGGCGACAGAGAATGCGGCATCCATGTATTCAGGGCTGAAAAAGTCTCCTGCATCGTGCCAACGAATAATGACCTTCTGTTTCTTTTTTGCCGCGGCTCTGACCTGAATGGCAATCTCCGTAGTCAACATGTGCTTGAAGCCTTCGGGGTCATTGAGCAAGAAGTTGAGCGTGCGGGTCGCGCCCAAGCTAGAGGCTTTGAATTGCACATAGCCACCCTTCATGGCATAACAGAAGGTCTTACAGGTTCCTGCACCGGGGCAGGTATCCACGATCACGAACTCACCAGTCTTTTCATTGACCGCAAGTCCCTTGAGTGCGGGGAGTCCAATATCAAAAAACCGATCTATTCCACCAGAATGTTCCATCTTCGCGTTACGGCTGAGGAGGGCATTGGGGCGCTTGGTTATCATTTGGCGCAATTTATCCAGGTCAAAGTCCTTGCCATTTTCATCCTTGATGGGGACCAAGTTGCTACGGTGAATGTAAGGCATGGAATACTTCTCAAGTTTGCCTTTGGTCTGACCGACAATACGCCCGGCGTAGCCTTGCAATTCCTCTGGTGGGAGCAATCGCGTATGCGCCCCCAAGGGGTTCCAATCTTCTTTCAGGTTACTCTTGAGAAAGGTATCCAACGACATAACCGTGAGGTTATTCTTCTTGAATGCCGGGAGACCTTCTTGGATGAATCGTCGGAATTTTCTGAGTGCCATAGTTATGTTTTCCTTTTGCAATTGTCGAAATGCCAGCGTTTCATTGTGGGATTTCCGCCAATTTTCTGACAATGGGGGCATATACTTGTTGGCTTTGGAATATCTATCAATGCTGCCGAAAGTTTTTTCTTTGTTACTTCGGCAAAGGTATGATTTTTCATACGTGAGGAACACTTTTGTTTGAATTCTTCTGTTCTCGATCCTTTAGCGTAGGATTTCCCCCTCATACGCTCAGAGATTCGGTGATTCTGTTCTTTGGAGCGTCTGTATCCCAATAATCCTTCTCCTCCAAGAGTCTCGTTGTAACGAAATTCTTCTTTTAATCCTGCGATATATTTGGGTTCTAATACTTTTAATCCATAGACAGCATCATCACCCTGCTCAAGTATCACAAAAGAAAAATTATGCACACCATCTTTCCTAATGGCATTATCGAGATGCCCTGGTCTCCCATGTCGTGCCATAACTTGATGTCTTTTCCATCTATTCTCAGGTGGATTTTGTGTAGTGAATCCAATATAGGATTTCTGATTCACTGTGTTAAGTACCCGATAAATGGTAAACATATTTATCCCATTAAGAAATCTGACTGCAAGGTATTCCAAGTGAGGAATTCCTGTTTGAGCGTAGCGATTTCTGCTACTGCTTCGTCATAAATGACTTGCCCATTGAGCGTGATCCCACCCGGCATCGGGATACCAGAGAACTTCTTCAGATTTGATCCCCATTGACGCTTGATGAATGCGGTCCCCAAATCTTTGAGCACACGATCATTCCACACATCAGCATTGCCAATCTGATAAGCAGACAATCCAGTTTCAGTCGTGGTGAAGAACGTGTAGGTGCGCATCGCATTACTAGACACAATTCCTGCACAGGTGACTTGGATATCCCCACCGGCGGTGCTAACAAAGATTTCATCGTCCTGAATAAAATTGGCATCAAACGTGGTGTTCGCCCCAATAAGGTAGTTGTTCCCTGCTTGGATGCTCACGGTCCCTGGCATATTGATTCGGTCACCATTGATTTTTCCGTAACACTCCATGACCACATAACTCCCCACACTGACATCTTGCATCCAGTTGATATCTAACTTCAATTGATTGCGATGGCGCGTAAAGCGGAACTGCGGAGTACCGGAGAACAAGAGATTCAAAGTTCTCAAGTGCTGCATGGTGATTTCATAGCTGACATACGAGACACTGGTGAAATCATAGAGATCGTGCAAGCGCAACTGATACCGCAAGTCAAACATATTCACCGAGGACGCAGAATCATCAAACGGAAATACCGCGGTCACCCCAATAATCTTATCGGGAATCAGGATATATTCGCGGTCCATGTCTGCCTGGGTCATCTTATGCTTGAGATAGAGTTTTTCTGTCCCATCAAAATGATAGTCTGTCCAAAACTCCAAGGCTTCGTCCACACGATCATCTATTTGGTCATTATCCACATTGATTTCAATGACCGGATGCCCCAGTCTGCGCTTGCAGTAATCAATAAATTGCTGTCTGGTTGCGGGTTGCGACATACATGTTCTCCTGTATCGCTATTTATGACAATTATTCCTCAGTCCACACAATTGTATACGAATGCACTTGTCCCGAAATAGTTGTAGCACCTCCAAAATTCAGAGCGAGTCCCTGTGTCGTACCACGAAGCGTGATCGGTTGCGCCATGACTGCTAACCCCTGTGAGACAGTCGGAAGCATTTCAAATCCCGATTCAAATGCCACACCCGCATAGGAGTTCGGTACTAAGACAGGTGAAACGACCATTCTCGTAGTCACGTTTGCGACTGCCGCACCCGAAGTCGGAGTTG